CATTGGCTGCTTCACAAACCGCAAACATCGTTGGTGTTGCCGGTACGCCCCCCACTGGTCTGATTACTTATCTGACCGCTGGCGCTTACCTTGACTCCGAAGGCGCACCCCGCGATGGCCGTCGTTCATGTATCGTTGAGCCCTTCACAAGCGCAACCATCGTGGACAGCTTGAAAGGTTTGTTCGTACCCCAAGAAGCTATTGGCGAGCAGTATCGCAAGGGCTTGATGGGTCGTGACTCTGCTGGCGTGAATTGGAAGTTGGATCAGAACGTTGTGTCTCAGACATTTGGTTCATGGTCTGCTAACACCATCGCTTGCAACGTGACCACCGCAACTGGCTTCCTGACCTCTGGTTGGGCGCAGTATTCCACCATCGCTTTGACCGCATCTTCAGCTTCTACCCTGAACGCTGGTGACGTGTTCACAATCCCTGGTGTGTTTGCTGTTAACCCACAGAATCGTCAGTCATACGGCAAATTGCGTAACTTCGTGGTTCAGTCCACCACTGCTGTTGGCACTAGCGCAACTTCTGTTGTTGTTAGCCCTGCCATCATCTCTGGCGGTCAGTTCCAGAACGTAAACATCACTTCTTCTGGTTCACAAAATATAACAGCATTTAATAATACTGGAGTATCAAGTCCTCAGAATATTATGATGCATAGGAATGCATTTACGCTCGCCTGCTGCGATCTCGAGCTACCTGACGGGGTCCACTTTGCTGGTCGCGCCTCTGACAAAGAGATTGGTTTGTCAATGCGTGTTGTTCGTCAATACACCATCAACAACGACTCCATTCCCACACGTTTGGATGTTTTGTATGGCTGGGCGCCTCTGTACCCAGAGTTGTCTTGCCGTATTGCCGCCTAATTAACCATTTTTAAGGAATAAATATCATGGCAAATCCTGGACCATCAACCACAGTAACCGCAAACTACCTGTTCAATGGTGACGCTTCCAATGGCGTTTTGTTGGGCGGCTCTTCTACCAAATTGGTTGGCTTTCATGGCGCAACCCCCGTGGCTCAAGCCGCGGCCATTACTGCTATCAGCAACAGTGCCACTGGTACTGAAATCGCTACAGCGGTAAACGCCATCATTACTGCATTGAAAAACAAGGGCTTGACAGCCTAAGTTGCAATGCAATAAATGGAAAAAGCTATCCTCAAAAGGGATGGCTTTTTTTCGTTTAACGCTATAATTTACTCATTCTTAAAAGGAATAATCATGTCAAAAACCACCATTTGCCGTGGCAACGTATTGGCTCACACCATTGTGCAAACAACGTTTCCAAGCACAACTTTTTCCACAACAACCACAGAAGTGAACATCGCTATTGGTGGCGTGAAAGCTACCGATAAGATTCAGGCTCAAATTGATGCCGCTATGACTGTTGGCGTTGGTATCGGTAACGTTTACACAAACACCGACAACCAAATCACAGTTCGCTTATTCAATTTGACTGGCGGTTCTGTGACTCAAGCCGCTGCGACCATGTTGCTGAGCATTAAGTCTTGCGAAGACTCTCCAATTCCCTCTAGCGTTGTCTAATCATGGCTAATACATCTGTCATCCGAATTGGTGGCAAGACCACGGCACTTAGTGTCACGGGTTCTGCTCACGCTGCGGTGCAGTTGACAGCTAACACAAACGACTTGATTAACTACGTTTCTTGCATGAATTTTGGTGCAGTAAGCGTAGCAATTAAATTTAGTCAGCTTTCATCTGATACAGCGGCATTGCCCGTTGATGGAACACCTGGAGACTTTATTTTGCCTCCCCTCATGACAGTTCCTGTCGTGTTGGCGTGTCCTCCCATCGGTGGTCAATTACCATGTTATGTGACGGCTATCGGTTCTGCCGCTGGCCCTAGCCTTGTTTACTTGACTCCCGCTGTGGATCAATCGTAATGACCAATGCCGCCAGTACCTCTACGATCAATATAGTTCCTGTTCAGGGCATCTTTGGGCCACAGCCAACATTTACGTTGGTCAGTCTCATCGGCCCTGCGGGAACTCCGTTCTACCCTAATATCAATCCTCAGCAGTCTGGATTGAGCATTACGGCAAGCACAATTGACAGTAGCGTTATTGGCGGCATCACACCTTCTACAGGTACGTTTACAAATATTTTGACCACAACAGGTCAGATTACGACTTCTCCGACTGGCAACACAGACATTGCCAATAAGTTTTATGTTGACCAAATTGCCCAAGGTTTAAGCCCCAAGCAAGCGGTTAAATGCGGCACATCCGTTTCGATTACGTTGTCAGGTTTACAGACAATTGACGGATATACAACCTTGGCGGGTGATAGGGTTCTAGTAAAGAATCAAAGCACATCGTCACAAAACGGCATTTACAACGCATCTGCAAGCGCATGGACTCGATCAGCGGATATGGATGTTTGGGCAGAAGTGCCAGGCGCATACACTGTCATCCTAAATGGTGGCCAAGCGCAGACTGCATGGGTTTCTACCTCTAGTGATACAGGCACAATTAACGTCACTCCAATTACGTTTGTGCAGTTTTCAGGCAACGGAACGTATTACGCGGGTACAGGCTTAACGCTTACCTCAAACACGTTCTCAATCACGAATACGGGCGTTACGGCCGCATCTGTGGGGTCGGCATCTAAGACTCTGACGGCCACAGTCAACGCACAAGGTCAATTGACCGCCTTGGCAGACACAAACATCGCTATTGCCGCGACTCAGATCACATCAGGAACTATTGATTCAGCGCGTATATCAGGTTCATATACAGGGATTACAGGCGTTGGAACGCTGACTGTGGGTACTTGGAACGCCTCGACAATCACAGTTCCTTATGGTGGTACTGGTGCAACGACATTGAGTGGTTATATTAAGGGAAATGGGACTGCTGCGTTATCGGGTCAAGCCACAATCCCTAATTCGGACATTACTGGTTTGGGGACAATGAGTACCCAAAATGCAAACAATGTTGCGATCACGGGTGGCTCAATCTCAGGCTTATCAAGTTTTATCCTAACTGGCCAAACAGGGTATGTTTACGCCAACGGATCAAGCGCGGTTACATCATCTACAACGATTCCCACAAGTGCTTTGTCGGGTAATTTTGTTAGCACGTTTTCTGCGGGAACAACGGGGTTAACGCCTAATACAAATTCAACAGGCGCTGTCACTTTAAGCGGCACATTAAATGTTGCGAATGGCGGCACAGGGGTGACTGCATCTAGTGGCGCAAACTCTGTGATGTTGCGTGATGCAAATCAAAATGTTGCTGTTAATGCAATAGACGATGCTTATACAAATTTTGCGGCTTCTGGAACAACAACCACATTAACAGTAAGTTCACCTCGTAGATATACAGTTACTGGTTCTGGTGGGCAAACATTTAAATTGCCTGATGCAACCACGTTGGTAAATGGTGCAATTTTTGAGTTTGATAACAACCAAAGTAGCGGTGCAATTTTAGTTAATAACAATTCAAACACATTGATTGTTTCTGTGCCTAGTGGTGGCATTACCAGAGTTGATTTATTGTCAAATTCAATAGCTGCGGGTTCATGGGACAGACACGATCTCACCCCTGCAAACGTTTCTTGGTCAACAAATACGTTAGATTACCCTGGCTCAATCACAAGCGCCACATGGAACGGAAACGCTGTTGCGATTAACCGAGGCGGCACTAACGGAACGGCCACACCTACTTCAGGTGCTGTTGCGTATGGCACAGGAACGGCTTATGCGTTTACTGCCGCGGGTACAACAGGGCAAGTTTTAACGTCTAACGGATCGGGCGCACCAACTTGGTCAACACCCACCGCTTATGCGACTGTCACAGATGACACGACCACTAACGCGACTCGTTATCCATTGTTTGCCGCAGCCACATCGGGAAATTTGGCCACGGAATATGTTTCCTCGACTAAATACCAATTTAACCCTTCAACGGGTTTATTGACCGCCACAGGGTTTAGTGGATCGGGTGCTAATCTGACAAGCATCCCTAATGGTGCGTTGACTAACTCAAGCATCACAATCGGCTCTACAAGCGTTTCTTTAGGCGGTACTGTCACAACCATAGCGGGACTGACTTCTGTGACCTCTACGACCTTTGTAGGGGCTTTGACGGGTAATGCTAGTTCGGCAACGACAGCAACCACCGCAACTAATGCGACGAATACAGCGATTACTGACGACACAACAACCGCGGCTGTGGTTTATCCGACTTGGGTGACCTCAACATCGGGTAATTTGCCTCAGAAAACATCGTCAACTAAACTTCAATTTAACCCAAGCACAGGGGCTTTGACGGCCTCACAACTTGTCATTGCGCCATAAGGAAACATCATGGGAACTTTAGTCTTTCAAGCAACACTCGGTGGTCAAGTTAACCTGACTGGCCCGAACACAGCGTCTACTTTCACGATAAGCGTTCCCGCGGTGACTGGAACAATGATTACATCGGGCGACACCGCTACTGTGACAAGCACCATGATTTCTGGCCCTGTCACAACGGCAAAGGGCGGCACAGGACTGTCATCCTTTACTGCTAACGGGCTTGTTTACGCATCTTCATCAAGTGCGCTTGCTACAGGTTCTGCGCTAGTGTTTGATGGCACTAATTTGGGTGTTGGAGTTACTCCTAGTGCTTGGACGCTTGGTAAAGCCTTAGAAGTTGGTCAATCTGGCAATGCAATCTGGAGTCCTGGTTCTGGAGATATGCGTGTAATGAACAACGCATATTATGGTTCTGGCCCTGCATACAAATATGGAGCTTCTTCTTACGCCACGATGTACCAAATGCAAAATGGTCAGCATCAATGGCATAACGCCCCATCAGGCACAGCAGGAAACGCTATTACGTTCACGCAAGCCATGACTCTGGATGCTAGTGGGAAACTTGGTATTGGTACAACAAGCCCTGGTTATAAATTAGAAGTATCTGGAACTCAAAACAATAATGATATTGTAATTACCAACTCTACAATTTCTTCTTCATTGCGTATGCAGATGATTGACGCATACGGATCAATTTTTACTACTGGTAGTTATCCGCTGACTTTTGGAACAAACAGTTCAGAACGCGCCCGTATAACGTCAGCAGGTGCTTTGGGAATTGGTACTACTTCACCAAATGCAACTTTTCAATCCCAAGGCCCAGCAACAACTGATGGCAGTATGAAGTTTAATTCGCAAGTACAAAGTACAGATGCGTATAACACATCTCCTCAGTCTGGAATGATGGCGGCACTTAAATACAATTCTGCGGGTGATTATGCGGGTATGGGTGGTTGGTCAATTGGTAAAGAAAATGCAACTAGTGGTGACTACTCAAGCTACTTTGCAATGCACACTAGGGCTAATGGTGGTGCTATTACAGAACGTGCCCGTATAGACTCAAGCGGTAACTTCAAATCAGGAACAGGCGGTAGCGGTAATACAGCAAGGGTTATTGTTGTTTCTGCTGATTCTACAGCTTCAACCAATGCAGTCTATGTTGAAAATTCAACACCAACTCGCTTATTTCAAGTCCGTAGTGATGGTTATTTTGTAACTGGTGCTGCTGCAAATTCGCCTTATAACAATACAACTGGCTCTGTTGCAAACGTATATGTTGATTCAAGTGGTGTTTTGTATAGAGGGACATCATCAATAAAATACAAAACGAATGTTCAAACGGCAACTTTTGGACTTGAAGATGTATTAAAACTTAGGCCAGTAACTTATCAAAGCATTTCAGAAAAAGATTCTCAAAAAACTTTTGGTGGATTGATTGCTGAGGAAGTAGATTCGGTAGGTTTAGGTATTTTTGTTGATTACGCAAACGACGGAACTCCTGATGCTTTGCATTATGCAAGTATGGTTTCTCTTTGTATTAAAGCTATTCAAGAACAACAAACAATCATTGACTCTCTCAAGGCACGTTTGGATGCCGCTAATCTTTAAAGGAAAATAAAATGACTACCACTTGGAAAATCTCTACCCTTGATCGTGACGTAGCTACAGGCTTTGTCACAACAGCACATTGGACAGCAACAGCAGTAGATGGAGAACACTCTGCCTCTGCGTACGCAACAGTCTCATGGCCTGAAGGCACTCCTGCTATACCCTACGCAGACCTGACAGAAGAAACTGTTTTGGAATGGGTGTGGAACGCTGTTGACAAGTCAGCGACAGAGGCTTCATTGGCGGCTCAGATTGAGTTGCTGAAAAATCCTGTTAAGGCTACAGGCACGCCTTGGGCTTCAGCATGAATTACGTTTGGGACATTATGGATGCGCCATCACTCGATGGCCTGATTTTGTCTGCTAGTTACAAAGTCACTTTGAATGACGATCAATACTCAATTGCGTCTGAAGGACACTGGGTGTTTGACTCTCCAACTATGGTGACGCCATACGACCAAGTGACAAAAGAAATGATTGTGCAATGGATTGAGGATGCCTCTATCGTTGACGGGGTAAGTAGCATAAAATCAAACCTAGAAAAGCAGCTAAATGCGCTTAAAAACCCACAGCGATCAGGACTTCCGTGGATGCCTGGCACTTTTACTGTTTAAGGACATATCATGGTAATGCCAATTGACATTGTTTCTAGGGCGCTAAAAGATATTGGCGCTTTGGAAGCCGGCGAGACACCAACGCCTGAAGCGGCTCAAGACGCATTTGATATGCTGAACGATATGCTCGATCAATGGTCGAACGAAGAAATGATGGTGTTTAACTTTACCGAAATCATTTTCCCGATCATTCAAGGGCAAACCCAATACACGATTGGCCCTAACCCAAGCACCGCTAACTTTATTGGCGCGGCTTTTACAGGCTCAATCACGGGTAACGTCTTAACAGTCACAGGCATTACGTCAGGCGCTATTGCTCAAGGTCAGACTTTGAGTGGAACTGGCATTGCTGCGGGAACAAAGATTACTCAATTCCTGACAGGCGCAGGCGGTAATGT